TATCCAAATGTCTTGTTACCAACTTTGGGCATGGCATATCTCCTACGTTGTTGTTACAGTTACAGTGCCTATGTGAGCTACACCTATGAGGTCGTTGTTTAGTAGCCCAAACGGGTCGTTTAACCCTACAGGATTCCACCCATATTGAAAGTCTCTTGACTCTGCGAGTTCGGCGGTGTCAGGGCGTGGGTCACGCAGTGCTTGAGGATCGTGCACGGGAAACTCACCTAGTTTCAACTGTGGGTGGTCTGGGTCCCAACACTCTTCACATGCTTTGATGTTTGTTACTCGCCCCTTAACGATAGTAGTACGGAGTTCACGAAGTTTATACTGAAACCCGCAAACATCGCATATACCTAACGCATTTTGTGAAGAGGCAAACTGAACCGACATTCTAAATCCTCGCTACACGAGGCACGAAACGTGCAGGGGTTTTCTCACGATCTTCTTGAGACGCAAGTAAAAACTGTTCTTCGTAGTCTTGTTTTAGCAACTGAGCGCGTTGTGCAAGCTCTGGAACCTTCATAGATATGTAGTAAGCCAACCCTGCTACCAAACACGGTAAGAAGCGAAACGTCATGTCTGAGGTTTCTACTCCTGCACCTGCGTCTTCGATACGACGCATACGCCAGTATTTTAACGTATAGTTGTTACTGTCTGGCACAGGCCAAACTTTGAACTTGGGGTTATCCCGCAAACGCTCGATCCATATTTGGATAGGACGCCCAGTGTTGTTCTTGTTCGGTATAGAAGCGTAGGTACTGACACTGATACGCGATATAGTAAGGTCTTGCTGGTTTGTACCAGTACCTGTCCGTATAACATGTTCCATCAAGTCGATGGTGTCAGCGGGCAAGTCATACTCAACGGTGCCAGACGTAAGGCTTACTTCGCCTTCGTCAATAGTCCACATGTTTATGCCACGGTTCTGCCACTCAATCATCAACAAGTTCATAGACCGACGCGCTGTACGCAGGTCGTATCCAGAGCGCATCTCGCTCCCTGCACGTTCCCACGCCTCTTCAGCGATTTCGGTAAAGTCCATGTTGAATGATGTAGTGCCTGACGTAGCCATGTTTACTTACCTTTAAAATACGCTTTGATTTCGGCTATGAGTTTGGCTTTTGACTTGCGTCGATCCAATTCAATACCTTCTTCACGCATAAACGCTTCAAGCTCTAACTTAGACATGTCATCATACTTAGGCTTTTTAGGAGAGGCCGCAGGCTTAACACCCATAGATTTCAATTTAGCTTCTGCTTGAGCTTTAGTCATCAAGTCAAAAACTTTAACATCATGCGTACCATCGGCATTCTTTGTGCCTATTTGGTACACTGGTTCACCTGAAGAGAACCTGCCGTTCTGGAAGATTTCCATTACGTCTTCCTTTTCCGTTTAGCTGGAGACACTCTACGTGGTTTACCCGCAGGTTGCCCCAGACGTTTCTTTTCAGCGATCTTTTTGCGCTTCTCCGAAGAACTCATCTCGCCACTCGTTTTAGGAGTTTTGCTAGACACTTTCTTTGTCGGACGACAGTACGGTGTGCCCCGCTTTTCTCCTGCTTTGCGTCCGCAAGCCTTACCAGTACGCACATCCTTCCAGTCCTCTTTGAACCATCGTTTTAGTGCTGCACCTTTTGCGGTCTTGCGAACTGCCATTATTTACTTCCTTTGTTGCCCCAGTTCTTTGCGCCCTTCTTACGACACGACGCGATAGCTCCTGAAGCATACGCAGATGGAAACACCTTATACCGTGATTTTACTTTGTGGTAGCAGGCATCTTTGACAGAGCCACCTTTTTTGTACCCTTTACTACAAGAGTCACATCCACAACTAGAACCACGGTAATATCTACGCATTGTTACCTCATTTGGCAGGCGCGTACGCCCTTTTGTGCAATACCTGCACCGCGAACTTTACCACCAGCTTTCATCTTTTTGACTTTGCCACCAGCCTTCATGTTGCCTGAACCGCCCATCAACATGTCAGCAAGCCCCTTACTCTTATTTTTCTTGCGCTGCATTGCGCGAGAAGTTGGCATGTTGTCTGCGTCCATCTTTTGGTCGATGTTAGCATCAGCACGCGCACGGCGCATACGAGCAGTGCGTTCGTCTACTTCGCCACCTTCTTCGTACTTCTTGACTTTGCCGCCGTATGCCATGTTCATACCGTCGCCACGGTTCATTTTTTCCTGCATCATTAGTTCAATGTCACCTTGTTCTGCTCTTGGAGACACGTCTACTTCTGCTTCAGGGCGCATACGAGGGCGCGGTGATGTTGCGTTAGGGCGTTTCATAGGTGCCTTGGGACGCAAGCGAGGGCGTGGACTGCTATCTCTACCACTTGCCATTGCTCCACCTACAGCCTCGTCAATGGCTTTTTTACGTTTTGGGTTACGACCACCCATCATGTTACGACCTTTCATAGCCATCTTAGGCTCCTTTCATCTTTACCATTTTGGCGGCACGTACACCGCGAGTAGCCTTACCACACCCACGTACTTTGCCGCCGCGCTTCATTCTTTGCGCTCTACCGCGAAACTCTTCACGGCTTTGGTCACCAGCATCAGCACGGCCTCGACCACCAGCGTTATCAAACATGCCCATCTCTCTTAGAGCGTCTTGATATTTCTCGTCTTGTTTCCTGCCACGACGGTTTTCTATAGCTTTAGCGGTCATCATTATCGGGCTTGGCGCTAAATCCGTAGCGGGTATATCAACTCTTCTATTCTTTGGTCTTTTAGCCATAACCATTACCTCATTTTACAGGCGCGTACGCCTTTTTGTGCAATACCTGCGCCTCGTACTTTACCACCTGCTTTGTGACCTTGTGCTGGTTTTTTCATAAACTTTTTTGCAACCTCTTTAGGTATGCCCATATCTGGGTCGTTATATGCCATCGCCATGTAGCGGCGTTGTTTCTCAGACTTAGCAGGCATCCTGTCCCCCGTTAACTGCGTACGCATTTGAGTACGTGCAATAGCCATCTAGCAATTCCATTTCCGTAAACTCTTATTTATACGACTGTTAGGGTCGTTCTTTGTCTTTGCACTGGTAAGTTTTTTCTTCATACCAGACATACGGGCGCAGAACGACTTACGGCGGTTAGCAGCTTTGGAACCCTTCTTGAGCTTACTAGGCTTAGTCGTAACGGCTGTTTTTAGCTTACTGCCGGGATTTTGACGACGGTAGCTAGCCACGCCTTTAGCGTTAAGCCCACCAGACTCGCTTTTACCTTCTTTACGCTGCCAAGCGGGGGATTTTACGCCCCCACCCTTTTTATAGTAAGCCCGCATAACATCACCTAGCTATAGAAGAAGGTCATGGCGGTGATATTTGTTGCCACAGACACATATACGTCTGAAGAACAACGAATACCGTCATCAGGAATGTTAATTGAGTGAGAGTCAGACGCTAGAAAGTCAATATCTAGCACTGTAGAGCCTCCGTTACCATCGGTAACTGTAAGACGCCCTGCACCTGCACCCGTTAACACTTGTACCTGACGAATCCTAGCTGGACCTACTGCTAAAGAGCCTGTAGCCGCAACACGTTTTGTGAGTACATCAGACGACATAGATCACCTCCTTATGAGAGGTTGCGGTTCTGCAAGTACAGCACCGTTACAGTGGCAGCACCTGCGGTAGCAGCAGTTCCTGTCTGGTTGTATGTCACAGTAACATCTACGTCAGTAGTACCAACATCAATCAAGTTACCGATCTGAGATACGTCAGATGTAGCAAGTACACGCGCTTGAGCGCCAACAGCCAATGCGTCTGCATACTGGTCAGCGGTTGAGCCATCACCAATATCAAAAGTATTAGTCGTAGCAGCGTTAAACGCTGTAGTTACGTCTACAGTAATCTGAAAAATTTGGCTGTTCGCGGGGACAGTAGCAACAACAGTTTCAGTGCCGTCTGCACCAAAAACTACGTTTGCGCTTTGCGCCATTAAAACGAAACCTACGTTGGCAGATGCGCCTTCACGGACAGACCCGGCCTTAATAGGACCGGAAAA